TTCTTCTATTCTAGTCATTACGCTATTTTTTTAATATCACTAACTGACTTGAATAAATCACTTTGAGTTTCAAGTATATCAGTAGCTCTAATAAAATCAATCTCTACTTTTGCTGAAGATATAATAACTGAGCTTAAAGAGCTTATTGCTTTTGCTTTTTCTACTTCGTTATTAATTTGTTCCTGTGTTAAGTCCTCATCACTTAATCTTTCAAGGGCCATAAATAAATGGTCTCTTAAATCACTTAATTTGTTTTTTGACATATTGCTTTTTTTAGTTTACTATTTAATTTAATTAATTGTTTTACTTCGGTTGGGTAGTTATGTATTGTATTTCTATTCATGTTTTCTTTTCTAGTTATTATCTCTAAGTTTTCAATAACACAATTCATAGGGTTTTTATCTTTAAATGATATGATCATACCAGGTGAAATTGCACCGTTTGAATTTTCCCAAACATATCTTTGATAAAGCTTCCATTTGCTATCTGCTATTTTAATATACTTGTATAGTTTACCGCTTGTATCTTTTCGTATATTAATAGTACCATTAGGTTGGGTATTAAATGGCTTATTACCTTTTTTAAACATTGTCCGCTTTACTATATCATATAGGTCTTTAGACATTTTTTGCCCTTTATTAAGCGGTATGTGTCCAGGTTTAAATTGAGTACTTGAATTATTAACTAATCCTGTTTTGTACCTACCACTAGAAGATGTACTTAAATATTCATGTGACTTCTTTAATCCTAAACTTGCTGCCTTTCGATAAACCTGTTCAATAGTAAGACCTAAATCAATAGCTATCTTATCAGTACTTTCAAATGGGTATCTAGCTTTTAGTATTTCGTTCATTGTATTTCTATTTTAAATATTCCTCGGTAATGGTTGCCGTCACCATGCAGCTGCCGTTGTTTCCAAAGTGCTAGATTGCGAGATGGGAAGTAATAAGTTTCTATTACATTGCCCTCAATCTCATAGGTTAGTCTATATGATCTCATCGCCGTTAGTTTGCTGTTGTAAAATATCAAAACCGTATACTAAAAAGAAACTATCAAAGTGTCTCATAATCGTGTTTTTATTGTAAGCAAATAGCTCCTTACACCTGTTAATATACCACTCCCGAAAGTTTAGGTATTGCTTTAGTGTTAGGTTGCCGTTCATATCTGCAAATAGCCATTGTTGGGTAATTGCCTCGTTGTTAAATTCTCTGCGTTCTTCTACTTTATTGTTCATTGTCTTGTTGTTTAGGGTTTAAATAATCGTCCTGTGCTTCTAAATAAGCTAAGTATAAGTCTAAGTCAAAGCTTCCACCTTTATCTTCGTGTGAGGATTGGTTTCTCCACCATTGCATTTTTCTTTTAATGCTGAAGCTCGTGGGTGTAAAAATATTTTCCATCTTAATATTCAGTATTATCGGTTTGAAAATCTTCTTCAGCATCTACATAACCTTCAAAGCCGAAGTTGTTAGGGTCTTCTAATATTTTCTCCTGTATAAATTCTACCATTTCGTTTACTTGACTTACACTTGGATAGTAGTAGTGCTTAACTCCGTTGATTATCTGTAGACTATCCTGCAGTTCAACTTCAATGTCTAAGTCACCTTCATAACTCCAAGCACCAAAGCTCCAGGTGAAATTTACTAAAAATTCTATTTCGCAATCTTCGCTGAAATATTGTACTTCGCACTTGCGGTCTGTTGTAAAATCATATTCCTTTTCTATCATCTTTTAAAGTTTAGCTGTTAATAATGTGTATCTTGCTTTGAGCCTGTTAATAGCTCTAATTTCTGCTTGTATGTTTTCTTCAGTGTGATAAGGTGTTAAGCCTTGTTCTTCGTTTCTACCATTTGACCAAATCATCTCATCTAAAGTTCTTTGACCTTCAATAATTAAGTCAATGGTTGCTATGCAAGCTTCGTGTTTTTCTCTTAAGTTTTTCATATGTTAGCTAAATAAATAATTATTAAAATTGCTCCTGTTATTATAAGCATTGCCTTGCCTAACTCAGCATCATCTTCGTTAGTTGGTGTAAAGTAATCAATTAGTTTTTTCATAGCGTTTAAATTAAATTGTTAATTGTTTTACCGTTTTGGTATACACAAATGTAATACTTATTTACATATGTAGATAACTTTATGTAATATTTTAACATTTTTTAACATTTGTTCTACGCCCACTATAGGTTTCAATTTTATAATTAAGGGTATATCCTTAATGTACCCACCCTTTTGTAAGGCTATTCCCTGATAAAGAGTAATAATTGGTGAGTCCATTCTCTATAATGTGTTATATAGTTTACAAAAAGTAGCTAATATGCTAACTAGAATTAGCATTATTGATTGTTTTTAGCTAATATGTTAAGCATTTTGTACAAAAAACCCCCACTAAACCGAAGTCTAATGAGGGCTTTAACTCACGCTATGAGAGTGCTGTAAAGTTAAGAAATATTTTTCTTTTTAATACTATACTTTAGGTAGTCAATATAAGTCTTGTTATTAATCTTAAAGTACTTATTGCAAGGCTTACATATTAACCAATGGTGAATGGTACCTGCTGCAGTCGTTACCTTCTTATTATAGTGTACATGAGTCGCACCGCACTGAGGACAGTTGTACTTGTCGCCACCTCTTAATACTGCATAGTTTACTTTGGTTTGGGTGTACTCATTGAGCTTGTCAAATACGGCCTGTAGTACGGTTACATCCATCTTACAATATTCTACCATCTTATCCATTGCTTCAGGTGATTTCTTAAATACTATGTCCTTCCATAAATCTAAGCCGCCTGTTTGAAGCTTCGCACCTACACCTAAAAATTTAGCAATGTAATCTAGTTTATTTGAATTAAAGTTAAAGTATCTTTTCGCTTCTTTGAGGGTGTCAATAGTATTATATACAGGTGGCATTTTAAGATTGTGATATATACACCTGGTCCTTAGCCATTTCATATCAAAGCGATCACCATTGTGGGCTACTATTTCTTCAGCTTGAGCTATAACCTTTAAAAATTTCTTAAGCATTGCCTTGTCACTTTGGTTTTTATCCCACTCTAAACTATGCACTTCTTCTTCACATTCCCACTTATAGCAAATGCAAATAATAGCACGCTCGTGTATGATGTCGCCAGGATTGATTGTAAGATTGTAACCACTACGCCAAAATATACCTACATTAAAGCTAGTTTCTATGTCGAAAAATAAACGGTTTCTAATCATACACTTAATTTTTTAGTGTAAATGTAAACTATTTATTGAATGGGTTGTATAATTTGTCTAAAATTCGTAAGGCAAAGTTTAAAATGAACCCTACTAAAACACCCCAAAAGAACAAACGCCAATTTGTTTTGGCTTTCTCTTGCTTCTTATCCTTATAAATATACTTGTACTTCAATACATCCTGTTTAACAAGTTGCGTTTTATACCTGTATTCAATTCGTGTTTGCCACCTGGTCTTAGGCAGCTCTAAAATTCTTATTACAGTATCTTTGTACCTCAATATCTTTTCAAATATAATAGTATCGTTATAAGTTACTGCTACACTATCAATAGTTGCTACTCTTATTGTATCGGTGTCAATAGATAGGCCGTTTTTAACTGCTTTTTTATAATGCCATATAGCACGCTTAGATTGACTGCAAGCTAAAAGCAATGTGATTGTACTTAAAACTATTATAAGTGTCTTAAATCGCATAAAAACATTGTTTAAAGTCGTTTAATCTATTTAACCACCCTTTCAAAAATACAGAGTTCTTTCCTTTTGCAATCGCTCTAAAGAAACGCTCACGCTCTACAAACATAACTGCAAGTAATTCTCTAGCGTTTAATGAGTTTATAGCGGTGATTGTTTGTGGTCCTATTTGCCCGTCAATTGTTACCTTTAAACCGCATTGATTAACACACTTTTGAACCGTCTTAATGGCTTGTGATGTACCTGAACCCCAAGCTATTTCAGTTAAGAATATTGCTACTGTAATATCTTTTATTTGGTCAGCTTTGACACCATCCCAATATGATCCTTTAAATACTTTGAACCAATCTTCAGAGTTCATTGTTAGAAAACGGCTATCGTTTGCTTTACCAAAGCTATGCACCCACGCTGCATAAGTTATACCTGCGTTGGTATGGTAACCACTTTTACCATTAAAGCTAGTAGGACAAGGATAAGAGCTTGCACTATCTGAAGTGTGTCGACTTAGTCCACCTTCCCACTTACGAATAAAGTGTACAAAAGCATTAATCTTTGAGTCCATCTATATCTAGTTTAATTTCTTTAGCCCTACCTACTGCCTTTTTAAATGCGGACCATAAGCCGTAAGTGTGTACGGCCCTGTAGCTTTCATCTATGCTAAATATTTCAATGCTAATTAATATAAGTGCTATCACTTTAGTTAACATTAAAGGCACTGAAAAGAATTGTAACATTATAGAATTAAGTATAAACTTATCTATAAGAAAAAATAGTATAACGGTGATTTGGTACAGCATCATCTTTGATATTATAGCCGACAATCTTCTGCTAGATATTTTCTCCTTTAATTTCTTTGCCTTCCACAATCCAAAAACTGTATCCAGTAGGATACAAAACCCCACTAAAAAAAGTAAGTTAGCTACAGGTAAAAAAAATGTCCATAATACAGCAAGCAACTTCGGTGAGCTTGTGCGAATTGACGCTAGTAAAATGAACAGCTGTAGTCTCATACGAAACTATTAACTATTGTTTGAAGATAAGAACCGCCTTCAGCGTCTTCATTACCTGTTATTTGCTCGCTAATAAATTGCATATAAGGTATACCAAAAAGTTTAGAATCATAGTAATAGCCTAAAGAAACAGCAATATCACCTAACAAGTCAACACTATTTTCAATATCTACACCATAATAAAATGCTATTAAACTTAAGCTGTTTGCAGTTGGTAAATCTCCTTCTGTTGATAGCTGCCAATCTTTAATTAAATTTACGCTCATAGTATAAGTATTGAATTGTTATAACCGTTGTCTCTTTGGAACCCACCACAATTACCTAAACAAGTACCTTGACAATTGCACCTGTCAATCATTGGGCGTAAATCAGTGTCTCTATTTGCCTCATCTGTAAAGCCAGGGAATAAATCTTTATTAGCTAGTAAATAGTTTATTAATCTTTGCTCAAAGAAGGCTGCCTTTTGTGCGTAGTGCTCCATACCAAACGCTACTTCGTTTCTACCTACTGAACCGCTAAAATCACCGCTTTGAGTTTGCAATCCTTTATTCTTTAATTGGTAAGTTAATCCAAAGACAGCATCTTCTGCAGAACGCCACGCTATTACAGGCTGTATAAAACCAACTAAGATAGTTTCATTAGGGCTTAAAGTTTGGTTATTATACGCTGTAAGCAATCCGTTATAAAAAGTACTACCTAATATTGGTTGCACTCTTAATTGAGCTTGTGTAGCTATGTAAGGCGTTACATCAGTAACATCTACATTAGCTGTTATAGGTGTGTTGGTCTTTAAGTAGGTTTCAGTTATAAAGTATAGCATTATTAAAGAGTTGTTGAGGTTAAGTCACCACCTTCAATGGGTGGTAAAGAGGCTAAAGCTCTTACTTCATTTACAGTCATATTTTCAAGTACCTTAGTCGCTACTAAAGGACTCAAAGAATTCAAAGCATCATTTGTTTTAGAGGTGTCACCTTCTAATTGTACTATAGTTTCGTTAATGATTTGAAAATTGTTGATACTGAATTCAGCACTAAGTTTAGATATATGTAAAAGCTCATTAAAGATATCTGTTACCATACCACGCAAAGGCATTACTACATTCTTTTCAAAGATAACATACGCTTGTTTAATGTCGCTACCACTTCCTAAACTTCCTGTTGTTCTTACACCCATTAAGATAGGGTCAATTGTGTGACTAAAACAAATTTGCTCAGTGTTTAATTGTGAAGCCTCTTGAAATAATTTATCATTACCATTAGTAGGTAAGCTTTCTATTTTAGGTAACTGTTCTGCTGAATTTGCAAAGAACGCTACAGCTTTACCTGCATTAGCCGCACCTTTAAGCTTGTCAATTGTTCTTCTTAGTACATCCTTTTCCTCTTCGCTTTGTGGTCTCTTAGGAAACATCATAGCAAAAGAAGGGAATACACTATTTTGAATATTAGATTTTGCAAAGTAACTTAATTCACCACTTAAAAAAGCAAAGTTTAATGCACTTGAATATTGAGGTAAAGAATAGTAATCCTGTCCAATGCTTTCAATTTCATAGCAGTATAATTGTTCACAATCCTGGTTAGTTATATGATACTTTTTAATTTGTCTTACATCTATTCTAGAAGCCCAATCATCACAAATAAAATAAGTCTTTTTGTCTCTACCTACTCGTATTTTTTCAGGGCTTAAATTTTCAATCTTAACTAGTTCACGCTTTTCGTTAAAGCATAGTTTAAAATAGACTCTGTTATGGATCACTAACTGTCTTGTAGTAGCCTTAACCATTTTATCTAGTTTGGTTTTACGCTCAAAAGTGTAAAGGTCTAGCTTTTGTTGTGGTGTTAAGTTGTTAGTTACAAGTTCAAAACCACCACCTATTACAGCGTTTGTTTTGTAATCACAAATAGCACCATGTAAGGGACTAGAGTAATACATTTGGTTAAGAAGCTCGGGGTATAAATTGCCCTCACCAAAGGGTATGTAGTTAGCTGTAGTAAATCTACCATTTACATAAGGTAAAGACAAGTTAGCACCGCCTACTTTTTGGAAGGGTGTACTAAAAGATTGATAACCTTCTATTACTTCTGTTTTATTACTTGCTTTAAAAATATCGTACCATGCCATAGTCTATGCGTATATCGTGTTTATTACTGGACCACTCACTACCATCCTACCTTCTTCTATTACTATGCCTGTAGTATCTTCTATTGACTCAGGCACTACTAGACTTTCATATACTTCATAAATGTACTGTCCTTTGGTTAAGGTGAGTTCTGTAGGCTCATCTATTAAGAATAAGTTATATCTATTGGTGTATGCACTTGTATCTAGTGTAGTAAATAAGACGGGCGTGCTTGTAGTGTCCATCTCATTAGTGAAAACGAAAAGATAATAAGGATTAGCTAAAGTAGATACTTCGCTAAGTGTTAAAATTACCTTGTTTATTTCGCCTTGTTCTAAATAAATCATAACTATATTGTTATAAAAGTTCAATTTGTTTACAAATAAAAAACCCCGCCTAAATTGGCAGGGTAATTTAATAGAGTAATCAGTAATTAGATAACAGGAGTAACTGCAGCTGCATCAATTGCATAAGCTAAATACTCGTTTTCAGCTAACAAAGTAACTGAGTACTTAGAACCGTCAGCTCTAGCAGTACCAGAACCTTCACCAACACCTGTAACTTGTAGGTATGGGAAGTACCAATAAGTACCGTTAGCGTCAAGTACGATAGCAGTCAAATATTGTTGACCTGAACCTAAGATTTTAATTGCATTAGATTTATCTTTGTCTCTTCGGTGAAACATCAAAGTAATTGTTTGAGTTACATAAGAAGAACCGTTAATCAAATCAATTGCAGCCTCTTCAGTAAAGCTACCTGTATTTCTTTTAATTTGAAACTCAGTAAAGTTAGGAGCCAAAGCCGCTAAAGTTATTGCTGAAATCTCCCATGTTGAAGCGGAAGG